CGCTGGGAGAAATTCACCGGCGAGCGGGCGGTGCTGCTGAATGAATGAGTGGCAGGCGCTCGAGCGGTACAAGCATCTGCTGACGAAGCAGCAGTACAGAACGATAAAAGGCCAGCTCCGAGCGGGCGATGCCGCGGGAGCAATGCGGGGCCTGATAAAGCTGACAGGAGGAGGTGAGCCACGATCGCAGCCAGGAAGAAGCCCGGCACAAAAAAGAAACCGGCAGCCGGGGGGAAGCCCGGCACAAGAGGCAAATATGCGCAGTGGCGCACCGAGAGCGGGCTTGAGCTGCTCGCTGCCTGGGCGCGCGACGGCTGCACCGACGAAGACCTCGCAAAAAAAATAGGCGTCGCTCCATCGACCTTTTACGACTGGAAGCGCCGTTTTCCGGACATTGCCGAGGCAGTGTCCAAAGGAAAAGAAATTGTTGACATTAAAGTCGAGAACGCGCTGTTGAAGCGCGCTCTCGGCTACACGTATACGGAGGTCAAGAAAGAGGGCACCGTAAACGGCATAAAAAACGGCACAGCCAAGGTCACGGTGACAGAGAAAACCATGCCTCCGGATGTGGCTGCCATAATCTTCTGGCTGAAGAACCGCAAGCCGGACGTGTGGCGCGAAATCATAACCGAGACACAGGAGCTGCTTGAGGACGACGGTTTCCTTGAGGCACTGAACGAGAAAGCGGCGAGAATATGGCAAGACGAAGTGTAAGGAGCGCCGGATTCAAGTTTCAACCGTTTTCCCACAAACAGAAGCAGGTTCTGACATGGTGGATGCCGTCGAGCGGAGTTTCCGACTATGAGGGCATCATCGCTGACGGCGCGATCAGGAGCGGGAAGACGGTGTCAATGGCGCTGTCCTACGTTATGTGGGCAATGTCGTCGTTTCGGGAAGAGAATTTCGGCATGTGCGGGAAGACGATCGGCAGTTTCCGGAGAAACGTACTCGGACCGCTGCAGCGAATGCTGCGGACTCGGGGGTACAGATACGTCTATCACCGTGCGGACAATTACATCGAGATACGCCGCGGCTCGGTGATAAATTATTTCTACATATTCGGCGGCAAGGATGAAAGTAGCCAGGATCTGGTTCAGGGCATAACGTTCGCGGGCGTGCTGTTTGACGAAGTGGCGCTGATGCCTGAGAGCTTCGTCAACCAAGCGACGGCGCGATGCTCGGTCGAGGGTTCAAAGTTCTGGTTTAACTGCAACCCGGACAGCCCGGAGCACTGGTTCAAGAAAGAATGGATAGATAAGCTCGGCGAGGAGAGCGGGAAGCATCTGATCTATCTCCATTTCACGATGGATGATAACCTCTCTCTGAGCGAGGAGACAAAAGCCCGATACCGGGGGATGTACAGCGGCGTGTTCTATCAGCGCTTCATCCTCGGCGAGTGGTGCGTGGCCGAGGGGCTTGTCTACACGGAGTTCACAGAAGCGAACATCAAGACCGAGCACACGGCGAATCCCCAGCGCTGGTTCATCTCGATAGACTATGGCACATTCAACGCCTTTTCGGCAGGGCTATGGTCATGGGACGGAAAGAAAGCGCAGCGGGAGCGGGAGTTTTACTATTCTGGCCGCGAGGAGCGGGAGCAGCTGACAGACGACGAATACTACACCAAGCTTGAAGAGCTGGCGGGCGACCTGACGATCAGCTGCGTAGTAATAGACCCGTCGGCGGCGTCATTTATAACGCTGATCCGGAAAAAGAAACGATTCCAGACCAAGAAGGCAAAAAACGACGTGCTTGACGGCATCCGCTTCACGGCGGCGTGCCTGAAGGCGGGGCTGATAACCGTTCACGAGAGCTGCGAGAGCTGCCTGCGTGAGTTCAAGCTGTACCGCTGGAACGAGAAAGCCACGACCGACACGGTCATCAAAGAGAATGACCACGCGATGGACGACACCCGGTATTTCACATACACGATTCTGCGCCCATTGCTGCGCAGTGCGTATAAAGACGGCAAAGACAAAACCATTTCGACGATATTTGGAGGGCAATATCTATGAGTTTCCTGACCTATCAGGACTTCGAGACTGTGAAGCCGGAAGAGCTCGCAGACTTCGTAAAGCGTGCAATCGCGGAACATAAGGCCAGCGTAGAGTACGAAATCGCCTTGACGGCGGATCAATACGACAAAAAGCGGAACACGACGATCTGCAACTACGTCCAGACCATGATGGATGTGACCGGCGTTCGTATCGTGGATATCACGGCGGCAAACAATAAAATCTGCTCCAACTTTTTCCACAGGCTGAACACGCAGCGGAATATGTACTCTCTGGGCAACGGCCTAACGTTCGAGAAAGAGGAGACAAAAAAGAAACTCGGCAGGAATGCCGATGTGAAGATCAAGCAGGCTGCGTATAAGGCGCTGATCCACGGCCGGAGCTTCATCTTCTGGAACGGCAGCCAGATGTATGTGTTCCCGGTCACCGAGTTCAAGCCGCTGCCGGACGAGGACACCGGCGCAGTGAGAGCGGGAATCCGATTCTGGCAGCTCGCTGCAGATAAGCCGCTGATCGCCGTGCTCTACACGGAGCGCGGCTACAAGAAGTTCATATACCGGAAGGACAGGCAGCCCGAAGCAATACCGCCTGAGCGGGATAAATACACGGCCTACAAGATCACGATACGTAAGGTCGAGGCCACGGGAGAGGTCGAGGTGGCCGGGGAAGAGAACTGGAACGGCGTCCTGCCGATAATCCCGCTTTACGGCTCGGAACTCAAGCAGAGCACCCTTGTCGGTATGCGCGAGCAGATAGATTCCTTTGACCTCATCCGTTCCGGATTCGCGAACAATCTTCAGGACTGCGCGGAAATATACTGGATCGTCAAGAGAGCGGGAGGCATGGACGATGCGTCACTTGCTGAGTTCCGCACCCGCTTGAAGACGCAGCACATTGCGTCGGTAAATTCCGAATATGATGACGGCGAGAATGATGCTGCCGAGCCGTACACCCAGCAGATACCGTATGAAGCCCGGAAAGAATATCTGCAGGAGATCAGAGCGGGGATTTATGAGGACTTCGGCGGACTTGACGTACATACCATCGCCGCCGGCGCCACGAATGACCACATTGACGCCGCCTATCAGCCCATGGACGAGGAGGCGGACGACTTCGAGTTCCAGATCATTGAGTGCATTGTGGCGCTGCTCGCGCTTCAGGGCGTATCGGAAGAGGACGCGACGCCGAGTTTCAAACGTAACCGAGTCAGCAACCAGAAAGAGCAGACGGACATGGTCATGGAGACACGGGAACTGATTGGTGACGAACTGGCATTAAAGAAGCTGCCTTTCCTGACCCCGGACGAAGTCGCGGCGCGGCTTGAAACTATGCTCGCCGAAGAAATGAGCCGTTTTAATAACGGATTCGGCGGCGATAACGACAAAAAACCGGAAGATGACGACATAAAGCCCGAGGATGATGACACCGGGGACGAGGAATAAGCCATGAGGCTGGATGAAGGTCACAGGCTGACCGATGAGCAGCTGCAGGAGCTTGAAGAGCGCATCCGGGAAATGTACGATGAGGCCGCTAAAGAGCTGCAGGACATCATCGATGATTATTTTGCTAAGTTCGCGGTGAGAGACAAGGAAATGCAGGATATGCTGCAGGCCGGGAAAATCGACGAAGAAGCATATAAGAAGTGGCGTTTGAATCAGATCGGCCGCGGCCGACGATTTGAGCAGTTGCGGGACAAGCTCGCGGAGCGGGCGACGCACGCGAATGAAGTGGCGGTGGCCTACATCAATGACACCACGCCGGGGATATACACCCTCAACCGCAACTATGCGGCTTATGAGATCGAGAGCGTCGGAGCGGGCGTAGACTTCACTCTATACGACGAAGCGACTATTCGCCGCTTGCTTGTCGAGCGCCCTGACCTCATGCCATATTACCCGCCGAGCCTTGCACTGAAACGCGGCATTGATCTCGACTACGGCAAAAAGCAGATAAC